TAGCATAAGAGATGGGATACTCAACACCATTATCTGTGGTTGCGGTAGAAACCCTTGACAGAATTTTAATATCAATTGAGCTGCTACCTGTTGTAGAAGCGGTAGAAACACCAGTGATGATACCCTTGATGTATCCGTTAAATCCTGTGGTTGAACCAACACCAGGAATGACAGCGTTTACAAGAGGAGTCGTTACACCGTATCCGATAACTGCACCAGCAGAACCTGGATTGGTGGTTGTAATTCCGAGAGTTTGATCTGCTTTATCATCAATTACGCAGATCTTGAGGTTGTTTGCCCAAGAACCAGGATTCTTCGCTGTAAATACATAATTTGCAATATCATCAGCGTAATTTGCTTCGTAATCATCAAAGTTCTTGATCTTCAGAACAGATGTGTAAGCGAAACCAACACCAGCGTTTGCGTTATTGAGAGTTGTACCATCAGTTCTTACAACTTTAAGAACACCACCATATGAAAGGAATGAGGATGCACTCATCCAATATTCGTATTGGGCATCTGTTGAGAGTGGCTTACCAAATACGTTGATAAGTTCTTGTTCTGTGGTGATGTCAATTGCCTCGTCAACTGGACCAATTGTGAAAGGACCCGCAATTGCTCCAATATTATCTAAAACATTATCAGCTCTTCCTACAGTTAAGTCAACCTCTCTGACGAGTACGCCTGGAGATAATTGAGGAGTCGCCATGTTTTTCTCCTGATACTTCAGTTTAACTGAAAATATTTATTAAAATGGACTTTTTGAATGGGGAAACAGTGTATGAACAACTACCAATCAGGATATTCCCATCTATCCAGAATTTTTGCAGACATTCTACTAACGATTATTCTTTTTATTGTACAATCTTTGCACTCATAAGAATAAGATGATGGTACTTGACCCCTATCTTTTCGTGTTCTGTAAAATCCATCGATGAGATTTTTTACTTCTCCACAAACTCTACACTTCCTATCATTAAGAAGTAAGTGACCAAGTTTAATCTGACCATCTAAATCCATTAGGATAAGTACTCCCACATGTAAGCTCTATCACCGTACTCATCAGTAAACCATCTGTCACCATCAGAATCAACAAAACTACTGGTGTCTAATCCATCATCAATAAATCCAAATGGCGACATATCTTGCTCAATTTGGTTCTTCTGTTCCTCGTATAATCTTTTACGAACATCTTGATCTGTCAGTTCTTTAAAGTAATCTTGAGCAACTAACCATGCGTAAATGACAAGACACATTGCCAAGTCATCATTACATCCCTCTTCAGCTTCAAAGGAGTTATGTTTTTGAATAAAAGTAGTAAGTTCTGAAATAATCTCATAATCATTGAAGATAAGTTTATCTTCCTCAATCATTGTCTTGAGGTTAAGGGATCCAACTTTCTTTACAGTCTTGGACATCTTAACACCAAGTTGAGTTTTCTTACCCGAAAAACCTTGTCCAACAATTTGACCAGCTCTACCTCTCATGGAACACATAAGAAGGTTTTGATACTCTAAGTCATATTGAAGAATTGATGCAACCTGATCTCCAATATCATTGACTTCACAAAGAATATAAGCTCCGTTGTAATTCTTGGCTACTTCCCAGATAATGTTAGGGAACAGCATTGGTTTAATTTCATTGTTTCTGTATTTCGCAACTATTTTATGGGGGAATGTTGTAATATCAACGACAACAAAAGCAGAGTAATCTTCACTCACACCTCTAGCCACATCAACAGTCATTAAGTAATCGTGGTTATTTTTTACCTCTTCATAAACATCCAATCCAGCACTCTTTTTGATTGGACTATCATAAACAAGAGTTCTAAGTTTACTTGGAGCAATCAGAGTATCAACGGATCCTAAGAACTCGCATTCAAACTCAACTTTGAATTGTGACTCTGAAGTATTTGCAATCGTCTGAGCTTTCCAAGCACTATCTCTACCAGGAACTTCAGACCAATGAACGTCTGTAGGAATATATTCGTTCTTCTTCTTTTCAGCATCATGCCACATTCGGTAGAAGTGATTCATACCGTGTGGAGTAGAAACAATGATTACTTTCGTGCTTTTACCAGAAGTAATAGTAGGATAAACAGATGCAAAGAAGGAATCTGCGATATGGTTTGGAACGAAAGCAAATTCGTCCAAGAAGAGGATATTGAAAGACATGCCTCGGACAGCACTTGCAGACGTAGAAGCAGCCAAAATCTTTGATCCATTTTCTAATTCCAGAGAACCCTTATTCCAAGACACAATACCTTGTTGCATCCACTTTGGTAAGTTTTCATAAGCTGTCTGTAACCTATCCAGGAGCTCCCTGGCGGTTGCTGCTTTGTTTGCTAGGATACCAATATTAACATTGTCATTAAACACCGCATAATGGAGTAGGAAAGATACCACAGTGGTTGACTTACCAGTCTGTCTTGGCATCTTACAGATATTAAATCTGTGGTTGTGGAAGTTATTAACTAACTTCTCCTGAAAGGGATACATTTGAAAAGGTTGTAGTCCCTTATCAAGAGTAACGATCTTCACATAGTTCTTTGCAAAATATACAGGATCTTCTTTACATTTTACAAACTCAATGATTTGATCTTGAGTAAACTCAATCGGAGTATTTGCCTTTTTTAATAACGGATTACCAAGATATACATCACTCATAAAAATTACCTACTAATTTCTTCCCAGTCCATAGAAGCATAAACTCTTTCGGTGCTTGATATTGGAGAAGCAGCAACTACAAGTGTGAGTTCATAAGGAGTTCCAGTTAATCCATCTCTTTCTAGTTGGAATTTGAAGAGTGCTTCTTTGAGTATATCAATTGATGGAGAACCCTGATTTGCTGAATTTAAAAATCCACTTGCAAGTATTCTTCCACCGGTGAAAGAAGTTCCAGTAATATTATAATCTACCGCACTATCATCACCAGCACTTACCCAACTTCCACCCGATGTAGTTCCAGATGCTCTTACTTGCCAATTATAATTAATACCATTGCTGACTCCCATAATAGAAAGTGCAGTCATAATAATAATTGCGTCTAAACGATTCGGTGATGTTTTTAGTCTTAAACTAATTATAGGATAAAAAGTTCCAGCAACCGTAAGAGTTGTTGGTGAAGTAATTGGTGTTCCTACTGCTTGTTGTAATCCACGAAGTTCATAACCACCTTCAGAAATTACAGTAGAACATACTTGTTTAAGTGTGCTTAAACTTGTAGTAATTCCAGTATTTGAAATCTCATATCTTAAAGGTAGTGATGCTGTTGTAATATAAGTTGTTTCAATAAGGTTTGCGTGGTGGAATGAATGGCAGTGAATCATTTTCCCATTAATCACAAATCCTATTCTGACAGTTCCAAGTCCCAACCATTCAATATCCATCCAAAGGATTTGTGCTTTTGTCGTATCTAAAGTAATACCGGAAACACCAGTCCCGTCCATCTTATCAACATTCCAATCTGCTTGAGAAACTTTAGTTTCCATTCCAGTCGATAAACTTCTCTCTACAAAATATGCATTAGTTCCATCAATCTCAAAATAGATTCCATTATCGGCACCAAAGTATCCAACTCTTTGTCTTAGATTTTGTTTTGGTGTCGCAGGTACAAATGTATTCAGTACTAACAAGGATTTTCCTGGTTGATATGAAAATACTTTTGTAGTTTCTCTGATAACAGAACATCCAGCAGTTGTTCCAATACCAATATTAATTAAACCTTGTGTAGTTACAATTCCAACTGTAGAACCAGTACCAACAACTAAACTATTCCAAAGATTATTGTCTCTATATCTGTGAGAACTATCAAAAAGTGTGAAAGGTTGAGATATTCTCATCCTCCCAAAAGCATCTCCACCGGTATTTCCAGTTCCACCAACACCACAATGTCCTATATTGCCGTATCTATCGGCACACATCATTACTTCGTGAAGTGTTCTTTCTTGATTTAAATAATCTTGAGTGCTTTTATTAAATTGAGCCATTATTGATCAATCCATTCTAATTTTGCTGGATGATATCTTTTATCATCTGTTACTGTTAAATCGTTATTTGATTTTTCTTTTACGTATATATTATGAACGATAGAACCTGGATAATCATCTTGAAGATATTCTGTCAAATCCATTTTTGATGGAATACCATTTTCTGTCACTATGGAGATTCTATGAATATTTCCTCGATAAACAATATCAGCAGAAAACTCTTCCGTTTGGGATTCTTGTGTATTTTCGCCAACAATCAAAGTTCCGTTAAAATCACCTGAGATGTTGATGCTCTCTTCTAAAAACTGTTTGAATGATTTCATGATCAGCAGTTCCAAGCTCTAAGGGACTTATTGATTCTGCTATCGGGATCGTTAGCAGTTTTTGATGAGGTGAGTTTTTTCTTCATTCCGGACATCCTGGCACAGAATGATGCCCTTCGTGGATTTCCAACTTTCTTACTTGGCGATTTAAGATCAGATCCTGGGTTTTCTGCTTCGTAAGATTTTCGTCCTTTTTCATTAAGTCCTCCCTCAGGATTCTTTCCCTCTTTTTTTGTCCAAGCAGCTGCTTCTGTATGTACAATTGGTTGACCAGAAGTATATTCACAAACATGGAATGATTGAACTCTTGATCCAGGATATACTTTTTCAATTTGATCCTGAACATCCTTTCTGGTTGGAGTAGAAATCTGAGGGAAGAACATCTTGAGAGAATAAATCTTACCCTTCCAAGTAAGGATTACATGCATCAGATTTCCAGTTTTTGATGGAATTCTTACTGCCTCTTCAAGTTCTACTTCTTCACTCACTGATTTCCAACCACCACCAGCTTTCTTGTATTCCTTAGCAGCCCACCCATTAGCATAAGCTGAAGGATAAACATCAAACTTTGCCTTTGCTCTTGACTTCATCTTCGACCAGAGTGAGGGATTAGTTGGAACATTCTTTTCCTCAAGTGCCTGAAGTTCCTTTTCACCTTCAATCTGTTCTAGAATCTTTCCAACGATTCCAGTGTGCTCGGGAACACAATTAGGAACCATTTTCTTACCTTTCTTTTTCATTCCCACTTGTTTGTATCCAGTCCAACAAGCTTCCTCAACATCATGTTCACCACTATCTAAGTAATCTGCTGCACTATCAAGATAATCTGCTGCTTTTGTAATTTTTGATTGAACCCATGCTTCAATATTACCTTCCCCTTTACTCATTTTTTTCTTCAATCTTCTTGCTGCATTCATAACTGTAGAAAGTTCTGAACGAGCCATAGAGTGCTCATGATCTTTCTCTTCGTTTGTTGGATGAATTTGAGCGATATCGTATTTCATTTGATTTGTCATGATAGCTGGTGGCATAGAGAACATATCCCAGTACTTAACTCCGTAAGCACATTCATTTCTAGTTTCATTCTTTTGACACTTAGGACAGTATCTAACTAATCCCATTTCCTCTTTGATTTTATTAGATACCATCTTTGGTTTACCTCCTTTCCCCGAACGATCTGCTACAGGATCTTCTTTTCTTTTTCTTCTCACAGCAGAAGCAATTTCATCTTTAGACATTTTTGATGCCTTTTCCTTAGAGAGACACTTTGGTTTACCCTCTCCAGGATCACGGGCACACTTACCAATTCTTTCGCCTTTAGTATTGTAACGATCCCATCCACCACCACCTACTCCACCTTCTCCACCAGTTCCAAACCACTTACGGAGATCTTCATAAGCAATTTTTTTCTTGGAGTGTTTAATCTCACCCTTTTGTTTTGCAATTAGTTCCTTAGAAACAGTTGCAAAGTCAGCAATAGGATTTTCGTCGGGAGTTGGTTTTTTTGGATTGTCATAGACATCCACATCTCCGTCAGCATCACGATCAACATACTGTACTGTTGAATGATGAACCAATTGTTTCATATCAAGATTAGGATCTAGCTGGTGTTGCTTTTTTCCTAAGTGTGGAGTTTTGTGTGTAAATTTGGTGAATTGGGATTTCATCAAATAATATCAAGGATCTTTTTATATTTATGAATAAATTAGATCTTCACTAGAGTTCTAATAATTTTAAAGTTTGTTGAGTCAGAACTTGATGGTGTCACTAAAAGACGAACACTACCAGTATTGATATCAGAACTAAAGGTACTTAATGTTGTTCCAGTTTTAACCGTGGCATATTCTGTTTGGTGGGAAGAAGTTCCATCATGAACGATAAAAATTTCAGTAATTTGATATTCTGATCCTTTTGTTATCTGAATTTGATATTTTGCTGAACGATAAGTTGTTGAGGAAAAACTATCTATAGATGTTTCTGAAGTTGTAGTTGTAGTTGAAACTCCACTTGAAATTAAACCATCAGGTAAGGAATAAGATGATGATGTAACTATTCCACTTATTGTAATACCATTCTCAATATTTAACTGAGATATTGTGGAAACTCCAGATATGGTGACGTGATTAAGTGTTAGTCCAGAAGTATGAAGAGTATTCCCTCCTACCTGGACACCATTTGTATGGTGAATTGTGACACCAGAACCAACATTAACTTGGTTAATGCTACCATCTAACGTGATACTAGAAGTACCAATAGTAAGAATACCAACAACTCTTGCATCACCCTCTATAATCAAAGCAGTAGTTGCTGTTCCTGCTTTGACTATTGCTCCATTTCTTGCTGTTATGATACCAATGGAATCTACATTCGTTACATCTTCGTATGTTAAAGTTCCTGCAATAGAAACATTGCCACTAAAGGAAGCATCAGAAGCTGTAATTGAACTTACAATGATACTAGGAATTCCTATGAGTCCTTGAGAAACAGTAGCAATACCAGCAACATCAGCGTATGTGGAGATACCAGAATTGGAGGCATAAGTGGCAAT